CTACAACTGCTCACGTACATTCATCTGAAGAAACTCTTCAAGCTCTTCAATTTGTATTAAGAAATGACTGGCATTGTATATAGAGTTTATGTTACTTCCATTATTGATAGCATCGTTAACGACGGTAGGAATGTGTATGGAAAAACGGGTGCGATCAACGGGATCACGCAATAGTGCGCCTTGTGAAACAGATAAGATAGACATGGAATCATGGAAGTCCTCTGAGTGAAATCGTTCAAAAGGTGGGTTAATGGAATAACTCACAAATTCTTTTTTCATAGTCGCATTAAGTAAAAGCCACTGTGGATATAAATGTCCGTCTATTTCATTATAATAAACGCTTAACGTCATAGCTTAACTTCTCCTCTCCGACTTGGTCTTTCAATTGATGGAGAATGCTCTTCGTTGAACTGTATATTTGCCCAGGTTGAAGGGACTTTCGTGTTCTTTGATTTTCAATGGTTTGCAGTTTCAAATGGAACTCGGTTCTTTCCTGTTCTCTCTTTATAGAAGCCATTCGCTCGATAATCGCATTTTGAGGTAATTCAAATAGATCGTGTAATTTTTCGACGGATTGATATTTCATTGCCAATGGTTCAAATAAATATCTAGGCATTGATAAATAAAGAGCGAGCCGGTTTGCTTGGGCTTCCTGTAAGTCAATAAATTCTTTTTCTAGCTTATTTTGTGAACCCTCATGGGAAATAACATGAGCCAGTTCATGAAAAAACATCAATCGCTGTTCATAATAAGGAAGTCTGCTATCAAGGTAAATGACTGCGTAATCTTCATCATACAAACAATTGCTCTTTCTTTCATGGTAGAGTATGTCAACTTTAAATACTTCACTTACGTTTTCTAACGATAATTCCTCTATCGTATTAATGTTCTTCTCTTTCATCATATTCGTCACTTGGCTTTCTTTCAAAGTAGCATATTTCATATGTATTCACCCTTGTACAGGAATATATGTTCGCTTTTTCTTGTGAAGAAAAGCCCTAAAGAAGGACTTCAAGTTAGTCACATTTACTATTTTAAACGTAAAGCGACCATTTGTTCTATACATTCGACAAAAACAGTCAAAAATGACATTTATTTTTATGACTCATGCATTCTTTGTTGCATTCTTTTTTTTAGCTTGCGAAATTCCTCGCGTTGTCGCATTAAATAGTCTCTTTCTTCCTCATCTTCAACATCGACCACTCCACCATCATAGGCAATATTGATTTTACTTCGAGGTTCATTTGAGCGGCAGAGAAGGTAGTCGGTATCAACTTCAAAGAAATCAGCAAATTTATTAATCATACTGGCATCCGGCATTCTTGCTCCGTTTTCATATCCAGAAATAGTAGATTCAGCAAGGTTGAACTTTGAACCGAATTCCTTAACGGTGTATGAAGTTTGGGTTTTTCTTAAATGACGTAATCTCTTTCCGAATTCTTTTTTATCCATTTGATCACCGCCTCTCTCTTTATAATATTATATCGTTAACTTCGCATATTGAAAAGAATTATTAAGATAATTCACATAACGCATTGACTTCGGTGCGATATGAGTTGTATTATGTCATTAACAACGCAATATGCAAAGTTTAATAGTTTTAAGAAAGGAGAAGAACATGCGGCTTAAACATATAAATGCAAATCCTACATCAGGAAAGATAGAAATTGAAATTGGCAACTGTGACATGCCTTTTGTTGTAGTAGTTTCAGATGGACGTGTGAAGACAACGGAGCTACCTGCCTTTGGTGTAACGAGTATTGTTACGCATCAGAATAAAGTGAAACGAGTTAAATTTGATGAAGGAGAAGATTTTTAATGATTACGGAATAACCGTTCTACCAGTCAGCTGGAGGACACTAATGGATGATGGTGTAACCATATCCGTTAGTGTCTTTTTTAGATGATGAAATGAAAACGCTGCTAGGAAATTTTTCTTATATAGTCTGTTCAAAAAAGCAAAAAAAATGGCAATGGATCCGATCGCTACACCTTGTGGAGAGAAAAGCACTTATCACAAAAACTATTAAAAGATGTAGCGACTCCATTCATTACTTTGGTTATTCAAAAAGGGACAGCCTCTCTTATTTAAAATATCTGAAATAAAAAATAAAGGAGTTGTAGCAATATGACAAAGCCATTAACACAAGAAAATCGAAACAGTGTAAAGGAGGCCGTGGAATCGGCGCTAGAAAGGTATCAATTATACGTCTTATTGTTGGATGAAGACGTAATGCCAAAAGTAACACAATCCTTCTCTTTAATTCCACCAACTAAGACAAATGAATTCTATTCAAGCACAGAGCATGCAGCAGTAGAAAATATTGAAAAGAAAAAGCAATATGGTGAATATATTGAGCAGATGAGAAAAGCGATTAATAAACTATCAGAGCAAGAAAGAGCCATTATTATTCAAAGGTATTTAACAGAAGGAGATACCTTTGATTATCAAGTATATAATGAGCTGAGCTTAAGTGAGCGGCAGTATTATCGCATAAAAAGCAAAGCTATTCATAAGCTAGCATTTATCTTACAGTTATGATGGCAGACATTTGGCAGAATGAAGGCAGAGCATAACGTGAAAAAACGATTAAGATGATAGTAAGTTAAGTTTTCATAAAAAAACAAAATGAACTTGCAACTAGTAGGCGGTGTTACTTCTAGGGGCAAAAAGGAGGAACTGAGCATGAATGTTTCGTTTAAGAATCAGCATCCTATGATCATGCATCTTCAGCGCTTCGCAACTGATAGCGATGCTAATGTAAGTAGAAAGAGAGAGAAGTGGCAATGTACACTTCCAAAGACGATTGAAGAATATCGCAAGGCACTCCAGTCTGAAGGAGATAAACGCGTAACGATGGCTCTACAAACGGCTAAAGCAAAATGGGAAGAGGAATATAAGCAAAAGCTTTATAAAGAAAGATCAGAGGCTATACAAGCTGCCCAAGTTTCTGTGGAAGCTAGAGAGAAAGCGATACGTGAAAAAGCTGAAAAGGACATGGCTACTTTAGAAAAGGTTTTAAATCAAACTGAACTAAAGCTTAAAACAATCTATCTACTAAACGAAAGAAAGCTGCCGATTACATTTGTAGACTTTTTGTTAGATCAGAATGTCAAAAAGATAGAGAGACATATCGATCAATTTCAAATAGCGTTCAATCGTGCAGTAGAAGAGGCGGTTAAAGAAAGCCATGTTACCCAACGTAGGGAAGAAGGTGCTTAAGATGAATGTAGAGCAACTGGTCTTAGATGTATTAAATGAACAGAGCTATGATGTACCTGTCGTATCACCAATTCTTCTCGAAGAAAATAGCATTGCAGTCATGGGAATGACTACGAATGAGTATCGTCATTATTATGATGGGGCAAAAGAGCAATCCTTCCTATTTCAAGTGTTAGTAAGACATGATGTACAGTTTGAAGCATATCGAACGTTACTACAAATAGTAAATGATTTGCTGAGAACAGAAGGTGCTTCAAATAGCGATTCGTATGATTTTAAGAAGATAACAATTACAGAAGATCCTAAGAAGATTGTACAAGCAGATGAATATTATATTTTTGGGGCACAATTCAGTGCCGATTTATACATTAGAGGAGTGGTAAATAATGACTAGACAAAAGAACGCATTAACAGGATATTTTGTGGCTTCTATGCCATCAAATGGTGAAGAGCCAGAATACATGCAGCTGGCAAAGTGGATTTCATCTGTTACGGACGATACAGATGAAACGAGTGAGGCTACAGGCTATTATGATGGGGATGGAAATCCAACAACGGATGTAACAGCTCGCCTTGAACAGTACTCATTTGAAGGGATGTATGACAAGGATGATCCGGCAATGGCGTTTATTAATAGTATTAAGCGTGAAGTAGGAGAAGGCCGGAAAATTATGTTTAAGAAAGTAGATTCAGATGGGACAGAAATTGAAGGTCCAGCTACGGTAACAGTACCGATTACAAGTGGTGGAGAAGCAACCGAGTTTGCTACCTTTAGCTGCACGATTGGATTTGACCGGAAGCCAACCATTACAGCTGCACCCTGATGAATCCTCAAGAGTCTGATGGGGGATTAGAGGAAGAAGAATAACTATAAAGACACTGGAAAAGTTAAAAATCAGAGGCCACTGAAAAAGTGTGATTTTCACTTTTTCAGTGGCCTCAAAAATCAACTTTTTTCAGTGTCTATTCAAATAAGGAGTGATAGGATGGCTATTAAAATTGCGACGCAGAAGACGGTCATACCAGTCCAAATCGGTGAACTGGAGTTTTCAGTTGATGTTGCTGATGAAGCAGTTAAAAAGGTAAAAGAAGGGTACTTACGTATTAAAGAAGAAGTGGAAGCTATGCAGGAGCAAGAGGATTATGAAGAAGACTTTAATCGAACAAAAGAGGTGTTAAAGCAATCTTATAATCTAATACTAGGCGATGAAGCGTTTGAAGCGTTGTATGACCAAACTCCTTCAATTACATTGCTAGCAAAGTATTTAATGGTTGTAGTTGAAAGTCTGAATGACGAATTCAATAAAGCTGGATTTAATCAATCTCAAGCTGACAAAGCTAAGAAATATCTTAAGCAGAATAGGTGATAGCGAGTGTTTAATCTTGCTTATTCGCTTGAGAAGATCATTGAAATAGATGGGACATTGTATGAAGTGGATATGAGCTTTGACAACATTTTGAAGTTATATGATTTATTTAACGATGATGAAATAGATGATGTAACTCAAGTGGAAACGGCATTATTAATGCTATTAGGAGTGGAACTGGAATTAACTATTCAGGGGAAATCGGAAGTTCTACAACAAATTTATACTCAATTAATCTCAGGAAAGCAATTGGAACAGGCTGTTGACATACAAGGTAATCCAATGCCAGAAGTGGCGAACGATAATAAGCCACCATATTCCATAAAACAAGATGCTGAATTTATTTATGCTTCCTTTATGCAGGACTATGGGATCGACTTATTTGAACAACAAGGAAAGCTAGATTGGCGAAAATTTTTAGCTTTACTTGATGGATTGAAAGGTGATACTCGTTTCAAAGAAGTAGTGAATATTAGAACAATGGAATTACCAACTGGAAAAGGGAACGCAAAGCAAAGAGAAAAGATTAACAAAGCTAAGAAGGCGTACCAGTTAAAAGAATAATCACCATTTTTGAGAAATATCCGCTATAATAGTTATATAACTATAGGTGGGAGGGTGAATGTTTTATGGGTTTGAAGGGATGGTTAAAGCCTAAAAAGGTTATTGCTGTTGAGGTTGTTCAAGGTAAAATAGGAGATAAAAGGGAAATGGTATACTCGATTTATTATGGAGAAGAAGAGGGTGTAGTAACTGTTAATAAGAAAAAGTACTATTTCTTGGGGTTTACAGAGCGTAGTTATGAGGAAACAAGTAACTCTAAAGCATTAGCAGGTGCAGCTGTAGGTAGTTTATTTAGTGCAAGAGCTGCTTTAGTTGGTGGCGCGATTGGAGCAAAAAAGAAAAAAAAGATAAACTGTACTTTAGGGTTTAAAGATATTGAGACAGGGGAAGTTTATACGATTGAAATTGTTATGAAACCGGAACAAATTCATCGTTTAGACAAATTAGATATATACAAGTTAGAAGAAAATAAGCTAGATGATAATAATAATGAGGCACAAATAACAACTGCCGAACAAATAAGAGAATTTAAACAACTTCTTGATGATGGGATTATTTCAGAAGAAGAATTCGAAAAGAAAAAGCAGCAGTTATTATCGTAAATTGAATTTGTATGACTAGTCACTCACATGGGGTGGCTATTTTTTATGCTATTAAAAAGGTAGGTGAAGAAGATGGAAGATGGTCAACTTGTTTTAAAGATAAAAATTAACGATAAGCTGGTTTCATCTGTGTTAGATCATGTAAGTAAACAAGTCAATGAGCAAGAAGAGCAAACCGAAAAGCTAGCTTATAGCTTAGAAGACATTGTACGCACTTTGAATCTCGATGTATTTGCAGGAAAAGGAATTGAACAATTAAAACAATCGTTTATAGAGGGCTTTGATTATGTTGATGTCATTGAATCATTTGATCGTACAATGACGGCCATAACAGGCAGTAGTGAAGCAGCAGCTGTGGCTTTAGATAAAACGAAGCAAGCTGTTTCAGGTACAGCTTTTGGATTTGATACAGCAACTAAAGCGGTACAAAGCCTTGTTACACACGGTACAGATATTCATAAAGCAACTGATTACATTGAGATATGGGGAGACGCAGTTGCATTTTACGGTAATGGTAGTCGGGAGCAATTTTCTGAAGTGACAGATTCATTAGTGAGCATGCTTTCTACCAATGAAGCTTCCATGGACCAAATAAATCGTCTTTATGATGTGGGGATAAATGCTCCTGAAATGTATGCGGACGCTACAGGGAAAAGTGTTGAGCAGGTTAAGAAGGAATTAGAAGATGGAACGATTTCGGCAGAGGAGTTTGTAGAGGTTATTTCTAAAAGCATGAAGGAAGGAAGTGATAGCTTTGTTTCGATCGAAGGGGCTGCGAAAGAAGTAGGGGTAACGTGGGAAAATGTCTTTGATATCATACGAGATTCAGTCACTCGTGGCGCAACTGAAATTATTCAATCGATTGATGAAATGCTTACATCTAATGGGTTACCAGATATGCGCACGATGATGGTTGAATTCGGCTTAGCCTTTGAAAATACGCTTAATTCTGTATCTGAAGCATTGCCTCCTTTAATTGAACGCTTGAAACAAATATATACGGCTTTAGAGCCGTGGCTGCCATTGCTAGGAAGTATAGCTGTTGGGGTAGGATCTGTAGTGGTAGGTATAGGTGCATTTAATTCTGTAGCTGGATATATAAAAAATATCCAAAAAGCCTTTGCTTTATTAAACGGAACCATTTGGTTAAACCCTATTACCTGGCTAGTAGCTGCTATTATTGCCGCAGCAGTTTTAGTTTATATTTATTGGGAACCAATTAGTCAATTTTTCATTGATTTATGGAATTCGATTGTGGAGGTCGCAATAGGCATCTGGGATCGTATAGTTGAAACGTGGAATGAAGTGATTGAATCGATTTACTCAATTTTTGATCCATTAATCGATTTCTATATGCAACTATGGGAGAGTATTTTCGATGGTACTAGTCAAATTTGGGAAAATATTATGGAATACTTTAGTGAGACCTGGGAAAATATTAAAACCATTGCGAGTGCTGCATGGGAACTGATAAAGAATGTTATTCTAGGGCCGATCCTTTTATTAATTAATTTGTTACAAGGGGATTTGGATGAGTTTGCTGAAAATCTGTTTGCCATTTGGGAAAATATTAAAGATGCTGCTACAACGATCTGGGAGACGATAAAAGAGCAAATATTGTTATATGTTCAATTAGTCATTGATCAAGTTAGTATTTTATGGGATGGACTAAAGTCTTATTTGATAGGATTATGGGATTCCGTCCTTTCGGTAGCATCGAATATTTGGGAAAAGATTAAATCCAATATTAATGAACGTACACAAGCCATACAGCTACTACTACGAGAGATTTGGGACGCCATTGTCCTAAATATTTTTAGAAAATTAGCGGATATATGGGATGAAGTTAAGAAGAAGTTTAGTGATGTGAAAGATGCTGTAAAAGAGAGAATGGAGGATGTTAAAAATACGATAAGAGACATATGGGATGATGCGGTTTCCTTCTTAACGAATGTCGACTTAAAAGATATAGGAGAAGAGATGATTCAAGGACTCATTAATGGTATTGGTGGGATGGCATCGAATGTATTTAGTAAAGTGAACGAAATTGCTGAGGGGATAAAGGGAAAGATTAAAAGTGCATTGTCTATATTCTCTCCATCTCGATGGATGCGCGATGTAATAGGTGTTAACTTGATGAAGGGCTTCGAAGTAGGAGTCGAAAAAGAAAAAGGTAGTGTCATTCGAAAATCAGCAGAAGCTGCTGAGTGGATGAAGCCAGACATTAATGACTTTAAAAATCACTTAAGAGGATTAGCGATTCCATTAGGTCGCTTGACAGGGTTATCATCTTTGAATCTAGTAGCAAATGGGGCGACGCAGAATGAAATGAATACGAGTAGTGCCTATGAAAAGCAGCCAGCTGTAATTAACGTTAATGTCGGAAGTAAAAAAATAGCGAGTGAAATTATTGATGACATTACTAAGTTACAAGAAAGAAATAAATCCAGACAGCAACGAGTGCCAAGTCAAAGGGGGGCTTTTGTATGATCTTTAATGGAATTGACAAAGAATACATTCGCGTGACAAGCGAGCTATTTCGACCTCCAACACCTCCTGTTGAATTCTTAACAACCCCTAAGTTAACCGGTGGTGATCGGGTGAGGAAAAAGAGCTTTACTAGTGCCGAATTAACGGTTCCGATTACAATAACAGGGAATAAGAGAATTGAGGAAAGAAAAGAGGATTTGTCTACTTGGTTAGTTCATGACCAACCGAAAAAGCTACTATTTAAAGATTCACCACAGCGCTATTATCTTGCTTTGTATCACGATATGGAGCTCGAGGAGAATTATACGTTTGCCAAGGGGCATATTCGTTTCTATTTGCCAATCGCTTGCCGATTTGGTGAGGATAAGCAAATCGATATTCATTCAACATTTACAAGCTTCCTTATTACAGGTCAGCTCGAAATGCCGTGGAAAAGTCGGACGGTCTTTATGAATAATGAGTCTAGTTTTACACTTGAAAATGGCCAGGGAGGTATGATTCGTTTAAATTATGGTTTTATAGAAAATGACGTATTAGAAATAGACTATACAAAACGAGAAATTCGGTTAAATGGTGAGAATTTAGCAGTTGCCCTATCGTTACAGTCAAAATGGTTTTTGCTTAAGCCAGGTGAAAATACGTTAAGAACGAACCAACCAACCACCGTCACGTATACGGAGCGATTTTATTAATGATGAATTTAAGTATAGAAAGGAGGAGCTCTAATTGGCTGAATTATACATTCTAGATCAGGATGATCGTTTGTTAACGGTGATCACTGAAGAAACAGGACTAATAGAAGCGCCATTTCGAGAAGAGCTGAATCGTATTTCAAATCAGCCTTCTCATTTACTGTTGAAGCAGACAGGGAAGAAGCGTCTTATATAGTAGAAGAAAATCAGGTTGCCTTTCGCGATAAGGAAGGCGACCTTCGTTTATTTATTATTAAAGAGTTAGATGAATTGGATGATGCAGATGGTCCACAAACGACAGCTATTTGTATGCCTGCATTTGCGGAAGAATTGCAAGAGCATATTGTCGTAGAGCAAAACATTATTAGTCAATCGGCGCAGGTTGCGCTAGATGCAGCTCTTGTCGGAACGCGATGGACTGGTGTTGTTGAAGGGGAGTTTGGTCAAGCATCGACTCAATTTCATTACATTTCCTCAGCGGTTGCGGTTTGGAATGTTCTTGAAGTATGGGGAGGTGATGTAAAGGACGTTGTTGTATTTGACGAGCAAAATCATATTGTTGCTCGTAACGTAAAGCTTTTGCAGAGGCTTGGTGCAGATAACGGTAAGCGGTTTGAGATTGATCATGATATTACTGAAATACAACGGACCATTTTATCATATCCCGTTACTGCATTGTACGGGCGAGGTGCCTCTTTGACTACAGAGGGTGATGAAGGAGGTGAAACTCAGTATCTTGATTTTGCCGCTGTTGAATGGAGTACGGCTAGTGGAGATCCAACAAATAAGCCACTAGGACAAGCTTGGGTAGGTGATCCTCAAGCATTACAGAAGTATGGTCGACAATACGAAGGAGAGCTATTGCATCGAGAAGGAATTTGGCAGGATCAAGACATCGAAGATCCAGAGTTACTTTTACAAAAAACGTGGGAGCACCTTCCGAAAGTAAGTGTACCGGAAGTCCATTATCGTTTGTCTGTTCATTTACTTGAGCATATGGCTGGTTATGATCATGAAAAAGTAAGTCTTGGTGATACAGCTAGAGCCATTGATCGACAGTTTAGCAAGCCTATTGAAATTCAAACACGCATTATTGCTGTTGAATACGACCTTACCGATATCGAGGGAACGGCGATGGTGGAGATGGGGCAATTTCTGTCTGTTCATGAGGAAGATGATCGGATTGACAGAATCGAAGCGGATATTGATCGAAACCGTGGAAAGTGGGATTCAGAAGCACAGCCTATTACGAATGAGCGTTACCCTAATATTAAGCCACAAACACCGGCAAATGCGAGAGCAGAAGGCGGCTTTCAGGTCATTCAACTCTATTGGGATTATTCCAATGAGGTGTACGTACACTACTACGAGGTGTATGGTAGCCAGGTTAAAGATTTTGTACCTGATCGTCAGCATTTGTTGTGGCGAGGAAAAGTTGGTGCGTTTGCTCATAATGTAGAGACGGATCAGCAATGGTACTACCGTATACGAGCAGTGAATACACATGGTACAGCTTCTGATTTTACGCATGAAGTAACAGCATCTACGGTGAGAGTCATAACGGATGATCTCTTATTTGGTGAAGATCTGGCAGCTCGTTTAAGAGAGCTTAATGAGGTTAGTCGGATTATCGGAGAAAATGGAGTTGACTTTGACCAGATTAGTGAAGTGGCGAAAAACATCATACAACAGGAAGCTCGCACGTATACCGATGAGGAAATCGAAGAAAAGCGTCAAGAGCTTATGCAAGAAATTGCTAAAAAAGCAGGCCTTGAATATGTCGATGGGCAGCTTCAGCTAAAAGTAGATCAAGCAGATTTTGATAATTTACAAAATACAGTTATTGACTTAAACAGCACAATAAATGACATAGAGATAGATATAGCAAATAAAGTTGATGCTGAATGGGTTGATGGTCGTTTATTAACAAAAGCAGATAAAGACAATACGTATACAATAGAACAGGTTGATAATGCGTTAAATGCAAAAGTTTCGTTAACCGAATATGACGTAGATAAAGATGGATTTATTATACGTTTTGAAGATAATGAGACAGCAATAATACAAAATGCAGAACAAATTGAGCAAAGAGCAACTAGGACAGAATTTGAGGAACTAGAAGATAATGTAGGTGGTATCTCTACACGTTTGTCAGATGCAGAAACAGCGATAACACAAAGTGCAGAGGCAATTAGCTTAATAGCAACAAAGACAGAATCATTAGATGAGAGAGTTACAGCTAATAAATCAAGCATTGAAATAAATGCAGAAGCCATTGAACAAAAAGTATCTTTATCGGAGTACGAAACAGACCAAGATACTTTAAATCAGCGTATAGGATCGGCAGAAAGTTTAATACAGCAAAATGCTGATGAAATTTTACAACGTGTAACAGTTACAGAGTTTGAGGGGTTGCAAATTAGCGGTAGAAACTTAGTTTTAAATAGTGCCTTTAAAGGTGGTTCAGGTGATTATTGGAGTGGTTTTTTCTCAATTGCTGATGAAGGGACTTTTAGTGATCATTCGGCTTTATTTGTTGCTCACCTACTGGATCACGCCATATGAATAGCACAATAGTTTATGAGAGTGGAACTTATACAGCTACTATATGGTATAAACATTTAAGCGGTGATTTACCTTATTTATTTAAACATAGTGATATAAATATTGAAGGGGGTTCAGTTGTAACACCCTTTATTGAAGGTGAGGGATGGCAAAGAGTTGATGTAACCTTTACAATTCCAGAGGGGTACACTTCACAGTTTTATCATTTAAGATATGCTCAATCTAGCCCGCCAGAGCATTTAGATGGAGAGACACTAATAGGTGCAATTAAAATTATAAAAGGTACAAAAGCGACAACAGACTGGACGGAAGCACCAGAAGATTTAGATAGCAATATTAATAATATTGATAGTCGTTTAGTGTCAGCAGAATCATCAATAACACAAAACGCCGAAGCAATAGAAAGTCGTGTCTCTATTACAGATTATACAACAGATCAAAATAATATTATTAGTCGTTTAGATTCAGCAGAAACGTCAATAACACAAAACGCTGACAGTATTGAGTCAAGAGTTACAGTGACACAATTTACTGATGGCTTAGCGAGAAAAGGAAATGTGTATAGAGCAGTAGCAAGAGCATGGAATGGTGGAGGAAGTAATCGCTATCCTACTCCTTCCGGTTTGTATGATGAAGAGGGGGATTTAATACCTTATGAACCTAGTGGGAATGACCGTTCTTTTATATTATATGTGATGAATAGATCCAAAGAAGAATGGATTTTTGCTAAGAGATATGATGTATGGAGTTCTTCTGATGAAGCAAGTAATTTAGCAGACGATTTATCAAGTTATGATGAAAATTATTTAATTGTATTGATAGCATGTCATTCACCAGAGCAAAATAAAAATACGGGAGGATTACCGGAGCAAATTTATAGATGTGGTGGGTCTGAGTCTGTCTATATGAGTGATGGTTGGGGTGGAAGCGCTAGTTATATCTTAATTGGTATCCCTAATATGGGAGAAGGTGCAGGTTTAGAACATTTCCGTAAAGCACGAAGTTCAGATACTTATGGGGGATGGCTAGATATTACCTTTAATATTAAAGATGGTACAGTTGATTTTGGTGATAGCAGAGGTTATGTAGCTTCAAACAGAATTAACGTGGCAGAATCATTAATAACACAAAATGCAGATGCTATACAATTAAGAGTAACAGAAGAACATTTCGGTAATGTAATCAATAATTTAGAAACAGATATTAACCAGAGAGCGAGAGAATATAGAATTAATTTTCCTTTTAGCTCGTCCAGAGATTACGTTATTCTTTTATGCCGTTCAAATTTGACAGGTGCAAGTAATTTTGCGGTAGGAACATTAACAGGTAGAAGAGTAAGCGGTCATTATAGTTCTGGTGAGGTAAAAGTTGTGTTTAATAATAGTAGTGATGGGAGCAGAGCGTCCGGTTATCATGAAGCGATAGACGTACACTATACAGATTCTTGGTCGATGGTAACATGTACTTATAATGGTCAAAGTTATGTTGGATTGAGGCATAACACAGGTAATGACTTTGGTTTATGGAATACTGATTGTCGTTTTTATGGTCAAATAGGCTCTAGCAGTGAAATGCTTTTACCAGTAGAGACTAGTAATTTAACTAATGTACAAACGTTTAATTCCGTTGGTGGCGTCAGTAGCTTATTTAAGAGCAGAATCACAAATTACGCAATTAGCCAATGAGATAAACCTTAAAGTCGATGTAGACGGTATCGTATCGGCCATTAACTTGTCGCAAGAGGGTGTAAGAATAAGGAGTAATCTTATACATTTGAACGGACTTACTTTAATTGATAACGGGGTTATCCAAAATGCTCATATCGCTAATTTGTCAGCTGATAAGGTGACATTTGGGACAATGCACGGCAATCGAATACAAGTCAATACATTAAATGCTAATCGATTAAATTTAAGTACATTAGTCGTTGACACAGCAAACATCGCAGACGGTTCAGTCACAAATGCTAAAATTGCAAACCTTAGCGTAGATAAGCTTATAGGAAGTACAGCTTCATTTGTTCGTAATAACTGGAATAATACCACATCGCAAGTACAGATTACGGGCTTGGGACTTGAAACGCTGTCAAACAATAATCGTACATCGCTGTTAAACGGCAATGGGCATAGTTTTTATCGTGATAATAATCATATAGGAAATATAGGTGCCTCTCATTGGACAACCAATGCTTCACACAGAGGACTATCATTCAATATGACCAATGCTTGTGGTTACATGTCATGGTCTCATGATGATAATAATAATGGTATTTACACACAGAAACTAGCTTGGCACAAGGATGACACTGTTACGAACGCTGGATTTACGATAAGCGATAACATCTACAGTAGTTACAGATTATATATATCTGGACTTTCTTCTCACGGGTACAGCGATGGAAATCGTCACTTAGACCTGCAAAACTATACTTGGAACGGTACTGCAATGCTGGCGCTGAGAAGAGGCTCTTCAGGTGCAAAGGTAGCTCTAGGGACTTCAATTGGTGTGTTAATGAATAGTGGAAATGCGTATATTCAAGTGGGTGCAACATCTCCTTCTGGAAACTATGTTCGAAGTGTAGATATTTGGAACCGTACATCATCTAACTCAGCCAATGTTCGTGTAGCAGATTCGGGCAACTTGCTTCGGTCAACATCTGCCAGTAAATATAAATTACTGATAGAAGATGAAGAGACAAAAGGGTTTGACTATGAAAGAATCTTAGATTTAACGGTAAAGAGTTGGTATGACAAAGGTAGTTGTGAAGTTTATGCAACATGCTTGAGCGAGGGGTACGATACAAAGCAAGAAGATATCCAGCTTAGACGAAATTTCGGATTAATTGCTGAAGATGTAAGAGACGTTGGGCTTGATCAATTTGTAGAGTATGGTGAGGACGGAGCAGAAATTGAAGGAATTGAGTATGACCGATTATGGGTACTTCTTATCCCTACAATAAGAAAGCTAAAAGCTAACTTTGAAGATGAAATGAATTGGATTAAGATCGAAAATCAATATCTAAAAGGAAAAATAAAAGAATTAGAGGAGAAGATAGCATGATGAAATTACAATATAAAGATTTAAAAGGTACAGCTGAATTTTTGAAGAGAATGTCACTAAAAGGAAAGCAGTCGATACACCGTATGCGAGTAGTGAAAGTGTTAGAAGAACAAAATCAACAGTTTTTAGAAGAAGAACTAGAGCTTGTTAAGACCTTCGCTGAAATTGATGATCAAGGTGAATTAGTACAGGCTCAAGGAGGTGGTTTCAAGATTAAGGAGGACAAAGACAAGAGAGAGTTCAAAAAGCAACAAGAGGAATTGTATCAAGAGTATTTCACAGTAGGTGATAAGAATTTAGAAACGGCTTTGAAGACAGTGGAAGAGATTGTGAATGATTATAACGAAGAGCTTTCTGATAAAGATGCAGAGGCTCATTTTTTATTAGTCGAATCATTTGAAAATGTTGAAAAAAAGGAGAGTGATGAATAATGACGAACGTTCAAATTAATTCAACCAATATTCGATATCAAGATGGTGACATTTCAAGGGTGGATGTCTACTTTCATGGGAGAAATGCTCGACACACGTATAGCGTCACTGGTTACATTCCATTAACGGCAAAGGAATATCAAGGTAATGAGGCTTTAGCTGCACTTACTGAACTAGTCGTAGACAAGCTAATGAAAGGTTTGCGAGGAGAAGAAGATACAGAGGTTGAACTAGAAGCTGAGTAGGCTTTTTTATTTTGGTTAAAAGAGGAGGCTAGGACATAACAAAAGTGTTTAGCTGAGAATCCGAACATGTAGAGAACGTAGCGAAGTAGATTTCATGAGTGGCTTTTTGCATAGCTATGTTCGGATTCGCATGCATAAAAAAACTTCTGTCCTAGCCCCTTTTTAAATGAGGTGAGAATTTGTCAATTGAATTGGGAGTATTAGTTGCGATAGCTGGATTAGTCATCAGTTATCTAGCTTACCAACTTACTCATATAAAAGAGGTGAAAACGGACAGTCAGGAAAATGCGGAGGTTAAGGCAGAGTTAGGCTATATTCGTAGAGGAGTGGACGATATCAAGATAGACCTTAGGGCAAATGAGAAGCAAATATCGCAAATGGGTGAACGGATAACGAGGGTAGAGGAGTCGACAAAGCAAGCGCATAGGAGAATTGATCAGTTAAAAGGGGGAGATCAGTGATGATGTTTGATACGGGGAGTATTACACGTTTTTTCGGTTTAATTGTGGCATTGTTAGCTACTTTGGAATTCATGTTCCAGAGGATATTACCGAGGCGGTGGCGAGCTTAGCTATTGCTGCATTAGCCGTTTATGCTGCATGGAAGAATAACTACATTACGAAAAAAGGGCATGAGCAAAAGATGGCCATTGAAAAAGTAAAAAAAGGTGAGAGTGCTTAATGGACTATCAATTTGAAAGACTTCCTCAACTATCTGATCAACGTAAAACATTACCGAGAAAGGGGCTATATTCTAAACGGACACGTGTCATTACCGATCGTGCATGGCATCATTCGTTAACGAAAAAGGATTTAGCAGGCTCTACAGCTGCCGGTTTTGCGAGGTATCATGTAGAGTCATTAGGGTGGCCAGGGGTGGGTTACACATTTGTAATTGAACCACGAAATGTCGTTAACACGTCTTACGGGAGGCGTGCTCGTATTGTGTATTGTCATGACATTGATCGTCGCACGTATCATGTCGGTAATAGTAATCAATTTGCACTGGGCATTTGTGTGGCTGGTGACTATCGAACAGAAGAGTTAGACGATTCTACAATCATGTCTATTGCAGAATTACAGCAAGCACTTGTGGATGATGGGATTGGTCAGGTAGATAAATCTCACCATGAGTTTCCAGGGTACTCTTGGAAGCAGTGCTGTCGATTTGATTATCAAAACGTTATTAATACAACAAACGTATCCACACCTCCAAAAAGTGAGGTACCATCAACCTATATGATTCAAGAGGGTGATACTTATTGGAGTATTGCACACAAAGAAAGCGCTGCTGGTGTGACAGTAGACGATCTCATACGTGCGAATCCTGATGTCGACCCTACTCAATTACGTGTCGGTCAAGTGATCAATTTTAATGTTTCTAATCGTTCTAAATCTCCTACTAAAGGAAATAAGAAAAACGGATTCGTTGAAGTTTTATCATCGACATTAAATAGGCGTAAAGAGTCATCGTTTACAGCGGCGATAACTGGACAACTTACACGCGGAATGATTGTGAAAGTTTACGCCAAGCAAGGACAAATGTATCATATTGGCAGCCTTGATTGGTGCTCTGCTAATGCACCATATGTTAAGTATCACCAAGCGATTCATTACCGACGATTATTACGTGTAGTATCTCCACTATTGAGAGGAGGCGATGTTCGATATGTACAAGGTCGTCTTAAAGTACTTGGGTTTGATCCGGGTTCTATTGATGGAATTTATGGTAATAGGACACGTTCTGCTGTAACGAGGTACCAACAAACGGAACGTATTCAAATAGATGGCAGTGTAGGCGAACAAACGTGGGGGCAGTTGTTTGATTAA